GCTTGGAGTTTCGCATCATTAAATACTACTGTTCCTGTGGAAGAGGTCATCTAATATTTAATGAGGTTATTTTTAGGTGGAAAATGAGTTACTTGGGGGGTTCTGGCCAAATGGGGTTTTCGGGGTCCGCCGTATTGGCGGGGAGGTCACGGAGGGCTTGCATGTATGCCTTCCATTCATCGGGAATAGGGGTATCCGTAGCAACCGAACGTAGAGTTACCCAATCGCATTCTGTAAGTCGTTTGTTGCGTTCTTTGCGGAGTTCTTTCCAAGGCTTTTCTTCGCGTAAGCGTTGGATTTCCGTTTCTATTTCAATTTTTGTGGGTTTTTTCATATCTTCTGATAACCATTGGAGAGTTTCATAGTCACCACTCGTCATGACCCATTCCGCGCCAGGTGTTAGACTTTGAAGTGCGTCACCAATATCAAAATCCATTACTACTAGATACACACATTTTATTGTGCTATCTCAAACACACTGAACGTTAGTGGTTGATGCCCACCATTTCCTAGATAGACACGTTGTCCAGAAACATGCGCTTTCGCGTATATCTTATATCTAATACTTGAACTTGTATTGGGTATATCACTAAACGATAAGGATATTCTCGAGTGTAGATATCCACCCGGATCCTGATATAAAGAAAGATCATGGGGAGTTGTCGCTGAACCCACAAGTCCTATTGCTGAATACACCCGTTGGTCAGTGCCACCTCCAATGCTTCTGAATCCTCTAATAGCCATACCACATGCAGAATTGGAATTAATGTAGACGAGACCGTCAAATAACACAAATAATTTACTGTTATTAAACTTTGGTGTTATGTCTACGTAAGCACCTGTATCGGCGAAGGTTGTAGAAGTTGTATTGTAACTTAAACAAAATGTCCGGGTTTGAAGCTGAATAACTGAACCAGGTGAATAGAAATTACCCCGCACATCCAAAACAGCCCTCGGCTCCGAGGTCCCGATACCGAGACGCCCACCCTTGAAGGTGACCACGTCCGGTGAGACGTCGAAATACTCCTTCTGATAGGCGTACAACTGCCACGCCTCGTCAGCACTGAGGGCTCGGTTGAAGAGACGGAAGTTGGCGATGGAACCGTCAAAAAATGACCCCTGATCTGGTCTTCCACCAATATTCAACGATGTATTAGCCGGTAAACTCATCTGTGATCCAGTATTACCGTAATCTGTTACAGATAATTCGTTTCCATTCAAGTAAATTGAATCCTGTGCGTTTGTCCTCTTAACAGTGGTTATATGATACCAAATGTTCGGTAATAAAAACACATTTTCATATCTAGTGTATACACCACCCGATACACTAGTTTGTAAATATCCGGATGTGTTGTAATATAATGCGGTAACGTTCTGACCACTCGATGTATTTGGACCGATACTATAGAAATGGATGCTTCCTACAACATCAAATTTAAACCAAAACGAGGTGCTGTGTGTCCAATCACCAGCTGGATTATTGAGAGTACCAGTAATTTTATCATCCACCCCATCAAACGTGAACGCCTTGTATTCCGTATCGAAACCGACACCACCACTGGGTGTCCCTATCACCTCATTCCCAGACTTGTCCGTCACGGTCGAGGGCATGGACGTGTAATCCTGACCGTCCCAATACACCTCCAACCAATCCGTGTTGGGTACGTTCGGCACCGAACGCGTGATGACGTCCGTCCCGTGGGCATCGGGGTCGTATTCGAGGACGCCAAAGAGTTCCCAATCACCTATCGCCACGTGATCGTACGTGTTATCGGTTGCGCCAGTTTTAATGACAACAGCGAAATATTTCCAAGCCATATTTGCGTATAGACCTGACATGGTATGAGTATCTGGGTTTGGGGGTCCAGTTGCAGTACTAAAAGTTCTTGTTGTTTCTTCGTGTACAAGGTACCATGTTGAATCATCATTTGAACCCACGATACTGAATAATCTTGGGTGCTGCCCAGGATAGCCGGGTCTTTGCTTAAATAGTATAGAGGTCAATTTTATTTTCTGTGGTAATTTAATTTTCAACCATGCACCGTTGTGACCACCCCCACCACCTGTCCAACTTGATAATGTTGTTGTTGTAGATTCACGAGAACCCGATGTTGCGTATGAATTTTCACTATGCCAACTACCACTACCATTCGCGGTAATATTATTAAAAGCGTGATATGAATCATAACTGGGGTTGGGTACACCACTCGCACTCGCCACGTATCCGGTGGTCGACGATTCGTCGTTTTGCGTCATCGCCACCCTCGGATACTTAATCAAGTTCTTCGACCTAGTGTACTCCGTGACGACGTTGGAGTTCAACTTGATCGAAGCGGTATTAGAAACTTTTTGGAGATTGAGATTGCCCACGATATCAAGGGTCTCGGTGGGTTCAGTGGTACCCACGCCGACATTCCCACTCACCGTCGCACCCCCACTCACTGTCAAATTGCTCGACATTTCCACATCCCCACTCACACTTAATTCCCCACCGACCTCCGCATTCGAAGTCACCGCGAGGCCCGTCGTTGGGTTTGTGAACTCCACCGTGTTCGTCGTGACGTTCCCGACGTTCGTGACCTGCTGGAAATTTGATGTGGTGCTCATCGACATGCTGTTAATCGTGAGCGAATTCGTCGTGAGACCCCCAGTGAGGGTCAAATCGTTGTTTATGATGATGTCCGCGACGTTCGCCGTGCCACGAAGATCGAGTGCGTGTAGCGGGACATCGGTGCCTATGCCTATATTAGAAAGTGCGACTATGACGTTAGCCCTGGGGGTCGCGTTGGTGAAATCCAAGAACCCTGAAGTTGGTCCAATGGGCATTTTCTAATATAGAGGGAGGAAAAAGTAATCGGGAAAATGAGTTACTTGGGGGGTTCGGGCCAAACGGGGTTTTCGGGGTCCGTCGTGTTCGCGGGGAGGTCACGGAGAGCTTGCATGTATGCCTTCCATTCATCAGGAATGGGTGTATCCGTAGCAACCGAACGTAGAGTTACCCAATCGCATTCTGTAAGACGTTTGTTCCTCTCTTCCCGAAGTTCCTTCCAAGGTTGGGCGTCGATAAGTTCCTGCAACTTTGCCTCGAACTCCTCCTTTGGGGGTTTTTCGTTCGTTTCTTGTAGGACAAGTGTATCCCAAACTTTTGTGTTCCAATCATCACCCGCGTCGGTTTTCATTTTAATTACTTGTTTGTCGGTCAAAAATCTGACAGCCTTTTCAACTAAGTCACATTTTTGTATAGATGTAAACATTTATCATATACAAATATAAATATTAAAGCGTTACTACGAACAGACTGAAAGGTTTACCTAGAGCAGCAGTTCCCTGTGCATTGACTACAAAGGCGGGTGCACTGATGTCATAATATACATCCGTTTCCCAAGTAGCGCTATCATTATGGCGTACAAATGGAACTGCGTCGCCGTTGGAGTTGTAGCTTACCCCCGTGATTGAAATGACCTCATCTGACATATCAGGGGGTATAGGAACAGATTGATTTGCCACCGAACTGAGATGCTGTCCACGTATGTGATAAAACTTGAACGGGCTGTTCCCGCATTTGAATGTTCCCGCAATGTCCAACGTCGCTTTTGGTTCAGAGGTCCCGATGCCCAAACGCCCACCCTTGAGGGTCATGCTCAAGTTGCCATGCCCGAAATACTCCTTCTGGTACGCGTACAACTGCCAGATTTCGTCACTGGTGAGGGCTCGGTTGAAGAGGCGGAAATTAGCTATTTTAGCATTAGTGTAATTCGTAGGAGAACTTCCTCGTCTTCCTATAGAAAGTGTAGGACTTGTTGGTAATGTTGGAGCTCCACCCGATGTCCAAATACCTACCTGTTTTCCATCCCAATAAACATACTTTCCACTGTGTGTGTGTATAAACGTAAAATGAATCCATTTACCAGGCGTGATGAAATCGAATGGATTATAGATCGTTACTACATCTCCATTTGTAGTAAAGTAATACAAGTGTCCGTCGGCGTTAAAATCTACGCCGATACCATTTGTTGAATTGTTCGGTTCTCCAATCATAAAAGGTGTTTGTGCACCAGAAGTGGGTATGACATCCCACACAATCCAAAAACTTACTGTATTAACCCAATCACCAGAAATGTGTGAGCCCAATGTCGTTTCAATGTAATCCCCATTTCCATCAAACACAAAAGCTCCATCCGATATCTGTGGGTTACCATAAGCTGTTCCGTTATTGGTCGTACCACCCAAACCCGTTATAGCACCCGCAGTTGTTGAAATAGCCCCATCCGCCAAATCCTTCGCATCATAGTACACCTCCAACCAATCCGTGTTGGGCACGTTCGGGACGGACCGCATAATGACATCCGTCCCGTCGGCGTCCGGGTCGTATTCGGGTATGCCGTAGTATTCGAGTTCGTTGATCTGCATGACTCCATATTGATTTGTCGTCGCAATTTTTGTGACCACTATCATGAGATATTTGTAGTACGATGTATTGGTGATATCATCAACGGTTGCCCGTGTATCGTTTCCGGATGCAAAATCCACGTAGCCGAGAATGTTTAAGTGGAACGCTTTGATCAACTCCCAGTTTGTATCGTCGTTACTTCCCAAAAACACGCCTTCATGGGGTCTTCGATCGTCTGTACCACCGCCGCGATTTGAAGCAATGACGATTGATTTTACTCTTACTCGTTCGGATTCGGGCAATTCCAACTTTACCCACTGTCCGGTGTAGTCGATACCCGCAACGGTGAACGTCGCGTTATCGGCGCTGGAGTCGGGCAAACCCGTGGTCGTTGAATACCGCGTTAATGACTGCCAGCCCTCTCCCGCGGCGTTATCAAAAATCCCATCGAATGCACCGTATAAAGTTCGAGAATTATTCGTGTCTGCGGAAGACGCGCTCACCGTGTACCCCGACGTGGTCGCCGCGGTCATCGCAACCCGGGGATACTTAATCAACTTCTTTGACCTCGTGTACTCCGTGACGACGTTGGAGTTCAATTTGATCGAAGCGGTATTAGACACCTTTTGGAGATTGAGATTCCCCACGATATCGAGGGACTCTGTGGGTTCAGTGGTACCCACACCGACAT